TTCAAAAAATTTATTTAAATCTTTTACACCGCCTTTTAAACCTTCAGCACCAGGCATCATACCACCAGATGAAAATGTTATACCACCACCATCTACTGACATGTCCGCGTATAAATCAGCATTAACTAAGATCGGTTGTCCGTTAGCATCAACTAACCCAGGGTGTATTTTAGGATCTGCAAAGACAAATACTTCTCCGTTGCTTTTTCTTACTCCTACACGAGGCATGGTTACTTGCCCTGTTTTTTTAGAAATAAATTGTGTTACACCTGTGTCAGCGTCAGGATATTTTTCACCAACATATGTTTGGAATATGTCAAAGTTTGATTGAATGTTATTAGCTAATCGCTCATTGTATACTTTTCTGTCATTAGCAGCATTAGCATTAATCATGTCATCATATTCACCTGCAATAGTAAAACCTGTTTTCATTACATCCCATTCAAGAGTTGCTGCTTCTGCCGCATTATTTTGCGCTGCTTCTAATAATGTTTTACCTTCTTCTCTTTTAAGAGTTGCCTGCGCTACTCTTTTATCTTTTGCATTAGCTTTTTTCTGTGCATTAATTGCACCTAAGTTTTTAATTAAGTTTTGTCCTGCCTCAGATAAAATAGGAAGTGCTCTACCATTCCATGATCTACCGCCTGCAAGTTCTAAACCAAATTGTGCTAGTGCCAGTTTTTTTTCAAAAGACATGTCATCTTCTTTGTATAACGCATCTAATTCTTTTTCTGACTCATCATAAAAAGATTTAATAGCATCTAAATCTCTTGAAGGTTTAGCTTCATACTTTTTCATAAAAGCATCAAGATCATCTTGTATATTTTTCTTTGCTGCTTCTAGTTGTGTTGGATCACTTTCTACTTGTGCTGCTGCTAGTAAATTATTTTTTTCTTGTGACGCATTAGCTAAGATATCTAATCTTACATCTGCATTACTGGTATATAGTTTACCTTTTAACTCAGGATATTTTTCTAATACATCGACGTTAGCTACTCCTGTAATACCATCATCCGTTTCAACGACAGTGTCCGTTTCTACTTTTACTTCTTCTTTAGGTATTCCTGATGTTAAATCATTAGGGTCATTGTAAATTTGTTTTGCTGTTGCAAGATTATAAATATCTTCTTCTGCTCGAAGATCTTTAAGTAAATTGCCTATTGTGAATGGTTCAGCCATTAAGAACCTCTAAGAAATGAGGTAAATGGGCTGTTAGGAAACGCTTCACCAAATGCTCCTAAACCACTTAGTCCTGCAATTCCTAGGCCTGCGTACTGTAATAACGGATTCGTTGCTGGTTGTTGTGTATATGTTGTACCAGAACTAGGGACGCCACGTAAGATATCACTTGCAAAACCAACTCGCTTAAACGGTTCTTGTTGTGCTTCCATTTGATTTTTTCTGGCAATATCAAATCCTGCTTGAGCCATTTGTTGTTGCATACCACCGATACCTAGTAAACCTTTAACATCTTGACCAAGTAAACCTTGTTCTAATTGTCCAAGGCCACCTTGTAATGCTCCTAACTGACCTTGCGTTTTAGCAAGATTACCTAGTTGTTGACCTGCCATAAGATCTCTTCTCTCTCCAGATTCAAAAGCACCCATAGATGCCTTCAATGCATTTTCAAAATTCTTTGCTGACTGCATTCCAATTTGAGATGCAATACCTTTATCTAATTCTGCTTGTTGTACGCCATATCTAGAACCACCAAAAACACCGCCTTTTGTTGCTTGACCTGCTAATTTATTTTTAGCCATGTCTCCTTGTCTTTGTATTTCTGCTGTAACAAACTCATTGTATTTATTCATGTAAGGATCAGCCATTGACGGATCAAACTTATCTGTACCGCCAGCTAATGACGTTCCTGCGAGGGCGCTTGTAATACCACCCATGTCTGTCATTGAACCAGCTTTTGCTAGTTGATCTGCATACCCACCTATACCTTGTTGTGCTAAATTAAATGCTTGTGTTTGGGGAGCCGTGAACCCCGCTAGTTGTTGACCTGGTACTGGATTTTGTACACCTGATAATCCAAACTTACGATATTGAAATGCTGCATCACTTTCGCCTGGTGATTGTACGGCATTAGGATCACCAAATACGGATGCTAATAATTGTTCTGAGCGCTTTTCAATAAAGGGCGCCTGCCTTTGTTCTTGTATCATTGTATCAGTTGCCATTGACTAATCTCTCTCCTAGCTTTGCTAATTCATCTTGTTGTTGATAAAAGAAATCAGAACCCATCTCTCTAGCTTCTTCTATAGTGTCTGCTCCTTCGCGGACACCCGCACCAATAACACTTACCGCTTTAGTAACAAACTCGCCGTCACTTAGCATTGCAGGAATGTCATCTGATGTCATCGTTCCTGGTCCCGCTATATTACCATTCTTACGTGGAAAGTCATCCATATTTTTTGGAGGAGGTGTTCCTCCTTCTGCTAAAGCAACAATACCACCATTTGCATAACCCGCATAATTAGCAGGATACATTGGAGGCACTGGCGATAAGTATTCTATATCGGCAACTTTCATGTCACCAAGTTGTCCTTGGCTTCCTATTTCTATATCTTCTCTTGTAACTTCTTCTTCAGGTTTATTCATCATTGCTGCAATAGCACTAATAGCTGCTCCTGTTATATAAGGATGATCTTTTGCTAAAGATCCTGCTTTTTTGAGAGCGTTTAAAATTCCACCTTGTCTTGTTGATTTATACAAATCTCCCGCTGCAACATTAGGATCAACACCCGCAGGTAATCTTCCTGAAACTAAATTTTTTAAACCTTCTTTAAAACCTACTCCACCTTGTACGCCTTGAGTTCCAAACAGTTGCCCTGTCTGTGCGTAGTTACCTGCAAGGCCACCAAGACCACCTAACATAGCACCTTGTAGTGCTCCTTTAGTTCCTCCGTATTGGCCTAGTAATGCTCCGATACCTGCACCTATGGGTGCTCCAAAAGCGAAACCTGCAATAGGGGCTGCAATCGGTGCAATTTTTTTTGCGGTATCTCTAACTTTTCTAAAAAACTTCTTAAACATGTACTCCTTGGCAATTCATGATATTGTCTGATTTTGCAAGAAGGCTAGCCTTGAATAGATAAACCTATTTTATTCTATATTTATAGGCATATTTGTTGTAATGTGCAATGAGAAATATGAGCTTTGACATAAAGAAAGTGCCGATGGTCCGTGTTACGTGGCTCGATGCCCGTGATACAGAGACAGGATGGCTGCCTGTAAAGGATATTATTGGTGCTCCGTTAGCCGTGTGTCAAGAAGTAGGGTGGATGGTTGTTAATACAGAAGAAAAAATAGTTATGATGAGATCGTGGTGCACGGATAAAGACGACAATCACGGTGGCGGTGCTATCGCTATACCTAAAGGTTGGGTAAGTAAAATAGAATACTTGGAGGTAAGTTATGGAGAAAGAAGCAACAATCAATAGTTTATTTGGTGAAACTATTTACTGCACTAACGTAGATAATGATAATCAAACAATAGCTAAACACATAGAGTCTTTTGTAAAAGAAAAACCTGGAAGAACAGCAGCAACAACTGATGTTAAAGGCAACACCATGTTTACTGATTTAGAAGAAGCCAAGGATAATTTACATAAAGACAAGAAATATTCTAGTTTATTTATAAAATTAAAGAGATCTATTTTAGAATTTATGACGGCAAAAGGATATAATCCTGATAAATTTGATGTTCATATAACAAAAGCATGGGCTACTTACACCGTTAAAGATCAACACATTGCTAGTCACAAACACACCGCTAGTCACTTTAGTTTTGTTTATTATGTACGTAATAATGATATGGGCAACATACGGTTTGAAAAAGAATTAGCGGCTCAAACAGGTTTATTTATTCCACCGACTGATCAATACATTGTTGATTGGAATCAATTTAATTTTTCTAGTTACATTATTCCTGTAAGAACAAATAACTTAATAGTATTTCCTAGTGGATTATTACATTACACAGAAGTAAATACACAAGAAGAAGCTAGAATAAGTATTAGTGGTGACATACTACTAACAATGAAACCAGGTATAAAGACAGAACACTGTATACCGCATCCAAGTGGCTGGGACACTATTTCAAATTAGTTGTCAAGAAAACAATTATAAAAAGAATACTTGATAATAATGACAGACGTGTTTAAATTAGATCTCACCCCAAAATTATAAATCAGGAGATATTATGGATAATCAAGAAGTATTGAAAGCTATAGCTGTCCTCGCTGACAAGGTGAGCCGCTATCATGAACGTTTATTAGCATTAGAAAGAGATCACAAAAGACACACAGACGGATGTTCGTGTCAATCGAAACCCCCTAGTATGGGTAGACCTTTAACAGAAGATGAAAGAATTTTTGTACAAGAAAATATGGCAAAACATAAGGCAGCAGCAAATGGATCCTAATTGTCCTGTTTGTGGGTGCGTAAAAGAAAAATGTATCTGTGATGATTTTTGTGAAAACTGTGGGGCTTAATCGTCTTCAGTTTTTCCAAATACATCAGGTAATTTTGTTACCTTTACTTGTATGTTAGTTTCAATATCATCGGCTGTTGTATCTGTTTCAGGATTATCTACATCAGCTTTAGCTTCTTCTTCCGAATCATAATCAGCACCTGTTTTTTTATTCTTTACTTCTCGGTGAACTTCAGGTTGTAAAATAGCCACTTCCTGACCTTCAACAATTTCTTTACCAATCTCTTTTGATTCTTGTACTTTTTTAAACGTCATACTGTTATCTCCATTAAACTTATTAATATTTTTACTGCACCTGTTAATTTAATTGCATCAGCTTGTTCTAATACAATAGGTTGCGTTAATATTTCATTTTCTGCACCATCAGCTAAACTTTCTTTAAACAATTCTATTTCTAAACTACTATTACTACTATCTAACACTGTTACTGTTGTAGTAATAGCACCACCTGATTGATTAGATAAACGAATGCTTTTAACCAAAGCAGTCGTTGGAGGAACAGGAGGTTGAGAATTTTGATCTGCTGTTGGAACTGTGTAAATAGTTCCTGTTGCGCTACCTGATCTACTTATAAATAAATCAGCCAAGGAACCACGTCCTTGCTGTCGATTCATCTTTTAAATCTTGTTGATAACCAAAATTTAATTGCTGTACTATTTGCTCTAACAACCTTGTTAAAATATCAATTATACTAGGTTGATACTCAGGAGTTGCTTGAGGAAATCTTGTTGTTGTAATTTTAGCCATTATCTGCCTCCATCTGGTTGTACATCTAATCGTAGTGTACCATATCTCCATTTATCACCAACAGCGTCACTGTCAATACGAACATTTGCTTGTCTTCCTCTACCTCGTAGATCAAATTTTTCTGTTGTAGCAACGACTGTTCTTACAACAGTTGTGTTTGTTGTTGCACTTGGATATGTTTTAAATTTTAGTGTTACATCTACAGAGCCTGTCAAATCTTTAAAGTTTGGAATACCTCTTCCTATATGTAAGAAGGGCTGACCATCAGCAATATCAAAATCACCTGATTCAATAAATGCTGTAATTGGTAGTGTTACGTTATCATCACCTGTTTCTTGCTGATACAAAGTAGTTGCTCCCGCTGTTAAACCATTAATAACATTGTTATCTGCAATCCCTGTTGTCGAATATTCTGTAGCATATGGTTTTTGATAAACGCCATAATCTTGCCATGTTGTTCTCGCTAAAGATCCTGTTGACCAACAATCTTCTAAATAATTGTAAGTAACAAATCTGTCAATTTGCGTTGCATCATTTGAAGTATAAAACCATGTTACTTCATTAAATTCTGAGTTAACAGCAGCAAAAGTTTCTGGTTGATTTGTAATACTAAAATCTTCAAAAACATAATCTTGTACACTACAAGGCATTTTTGCAATAGCACCATCAAATTTATAAAAAGAATTTTGTGACATCCAAAAAGCTGTACCGTTTACATCTACTGCTGAGTGTAAAGATACAGCTCCACAGTTAGCTCCTATTTGTGTTAAGTTAAATGTAAAAGGTGCACCAACAAATTGTAATGCATTTAAACTTGTATCGGTCCAAACTAATACAGCGTTACGTGATCGAACGGCTGTTACAATTTTAGATCCGTCTTGTATTCTAAAAGATCCTGCTGTGTTTGTTGCTGTTGGAACCCATGTGTTGTAATCTTCTTGTGAAGCAAATCGTAAAAATAAATCATCTTGCGTAGTACTTGAACCAATGGTTGTTTCTGTACCAAATAAAAATACGTGTCTATCAGGCATTGAGACTAAGTTAAAACGTGAAACAGTAGGTGCAGCTGAAATAACTGCTGCTCTTGTTCCTGTTCCAGTGGATGTATCCCATCTAAAAGTATTTCCATTATTAACTGTTGCTAATAAATCTTCACCAAAGTTATCAAATGACCAGTTACGTCCTTCTATTGTAACGTTAGACGTAGAACGAGCCGTGCCCCATTCTTCTTTACCCCATTGCCAAGTACCCCAACCATAACCGTATTGTGATACGGCTGTGCCTACAGATATTTGATAAGTTGCTGTCGCTGTAGCAGTTGATGTTCCTGTACTTGTAGCCGCAGTTGCCGTAGTAATGGTGTAAGTATTAGCAGTAGGAACTGTTAATATTTGATATTCAGCATCCATTGTTGCTGCAGGTATTCCGTTAACAGCACCTGATGTACTTGATATGGTTACAAAATCTCCAACCTCTGCATTATGACTTGGGTCTGTAACTGTAACTGTTGTAGTAGAAAAAGTTTCAAAACCTGTAATTGATCCTGTAGCTCTAATAGGTGTAATGTCATAAGCAATACCTTCTGAATAAATATATAATTTTCTATCTGTTCCGATGGCCGTGTATCGTACACCATCTAAAGAAGTCCATGCATGCATGTCTCGTGCAACACCAACTAAAGTACTATTAATTAATTTAATCCA